ACCTACATTTTTTTCTATTTTATTTTTTATATCTATGTCTGTATATTTCATTTTATTTTTCATTGTATTTCCTTTCATCACATCAGTAAATTTAGATACTTGCAAATGATTAATTTTAGATATTGTTTCTATATTTTCAATATATTTCTTGTTTTCTGATTTAGATAATTTAATATATTCTTTTATACTTTTTTCTTTTTTAATATTTGGCCAATATTTTTTTATGAAACCATGATAATATTCAGACGGATTGGTTGTGATTTCTTCTTCTTTTAAAATATCTAACAAACATACAACCTTTAAAGTATGTACTTTTTTTTTAAATTTAGAATGTATAAATTTAGAATGTATAAGTTTAGTGCTTAAATCATATAAATCTTGACGATATGATTTCCCATTTTTGTAAAATATAAGATCTGCTTTATGAAAATCTTCTTTATCTTTTTCAGGGTCCGGGTATTTAATATCTTTATTAGTGTATTTAAAATTAATTGGACCATCGTCATCATATACATATAAGAAATCAGGTGTTATTGATACGTTTATTTTACTATCTTCGTTATATACTAAACATATTTTGCCCATAAGGTTAAATATAGTATCATCATCAACAATTTTAATGGGTGATACATTATTATTAATATTAAATGTAATTTCTGTATTAGACATATCTATATATTATTAACATTATAAAAAAAACTTAAAAACGATAAGGACTTTTATTTACATTCATCCCACAATAATTTACAGGACTTTTAGAATAATCAACTGGAGTATATACACCCGCTTCTTCTCCTTTTTTTAATAATAATTCCATATTATCCCAAAATGTATCAGTGTGTCCGACATCATTCGTCATAATATGCGTTAATTCGTGCAATAAAACAAACATAATTGTATTCATGTCTTTAATAATAGAATTATCTGTATTTCTTAAACATAAAACGATTTCTTCGCCTTTATTAAGAGAATAGGCTTTATAAGATTTATTATCTAAATTCTCGCCCAATGTATCTGGGTTATATCTATCCCTTAGACGTATAAACCTTTCGTCTTTGCTATCTTTTAAAGATTCTAATAATTTGATAACATTATTATTTATTTTACCTAATAAATCCGCTATTTCTTGTTTATCAGGGGCCTCACCAACTCTATAATTTCTGCCATCAATATTAGACTTTACAAGAGTAATATCTTTATTCTTAATATAATAATTTATAGCAATTACTACAATTATAATTAATAATAATAAAATAGTAACGTCTTTCATATAAATATAAGTATATTATAAATTTGAAAAATCTACTATTTAAGATTATAATATAATATTCTAATATATTTATGATTAATGAAGATACTGGGACTTTTGATATACATATTTTAGATATACAATCAGATGATATACCGAATAAGGAAGAAGGGTTAAATTCAGTTGACGAATTTAATATTACTATTTATGGTAAAACTAACGATGATAAAAATGTAGTATGTAATATAACTGGATTTAAACCTTACTTTTATGTAAAAGTCCCAGAATCATGGACAAGAGATTATTTTAATAAAATATTCTTGAACCCAACGTTTAAATATGATACCACATTAAACATTAATAGTAAATATTACCCTTGTAAAGTAGAAAAAGCAATTCATAATATTGATTTCTATGGTTATGAATGGGACCATGTTAATGAGTGTCAAAAAAAGTATAAGTTTTTTAAACTTACATTTAATAATTATAGATCATTCTCAAAGTATAAATACGAAATAGTAAAAGTATTCAAAAAACTTATTAGTTCAAAAAAAAATAAATCAAAGATCCAGGAATGGGTTGATATATGTTCTGAAGAATGTGATTCTAATTTATATGAAGCAAACATTCATCCAATTATTAGATTTATTCATGAAACCAATATTAAACCTTCTGGTTGGATTAGAATTAAAACCAAACGAGGTGGGAAGAGGAAAAAAGCTATAATAGAAACAAATTCTGATAATCAAACATTTAAATGTGATTATGAAATAAATTGTGGTATAGAAAATATTGAACCAATTGATAATGATAATATGAGCAATTTAGTGATAGCATCTTTTGATATTGAATGTGATAGTTTAACGGGTGAATTTCCTAGAGCTATAAAGGATTTTAAGTCATTAAGTACTGAAATATATGATACATACATAGAATGGTTAAAAATGTTAGATATGGATTTAGACGTAGATATAAAAAAAGAGTATATTAGAAGTTTAGTATTGAGTGCTTTTCAAAAAGATGGAGAACATTCTGACAATATAACATATGTAGACATTATTAATGGTCCAGTTTCAGAAGAATCAATTGATAATTTACAATTTTTAAATGATGCATTTGTAAAAAATATGGATTCTAGTATAGAAAAAAAATCAAGAAACGATATGATTAAGAAAATCCATATATTCTTAGATAGCGGATTAGTTAATGAATCTGGGAGAGATATAATTATTAAAAGTGACCCAATTATTCAAATTGGAACAGTCTTTTACCATATGGGGACAGGTAAATATGAAAGACATATACAAGTTATTAAACCCGACGAAGATAAAGGTGAAATATGTGATAGTCTAGATGAATATGATATTATTGTAGAACCGTGTGAATCTGAAGAAGAATTACTGTTAAGATGGAAAGATTTAATAAATGAAAAAAATCCAGACTTTATAACAGGTTATAATATATTTGGTTTTGATTTTAATTATATAGAAGAACGAATTAAATATTTATATAAGAAAGATACGAAAAAAAATAAACATTTGTATAAGGACTTTTATAATTTAGGCAGAATTAATACTAAATCTAGTAATTATTTGCGAGATAAACCAAATTATAAGGGTGTATATGAACCAAATCATTACTCAAAAATATGTAAATTGATTAATAAAAATTTAACCTCTTCTGCTTTAGGATCTAATGATTTAAAATATATTAATATGGATGGAAGGGTATTATTTGATGTTGTTAAAGAAGTTCAGAAAGGTCATAATTTAGAATCATATAAATTAGATGATGTTTCTTCGCATTTTATGAGAGGGAATATATTACAATCTGAACATGGTCAATTAGAAAAGAAAAGAAAATATTGTTCGTGGATAGATGGTGATAATGATTATAAAGTATTTATATTTAAGACAAATACAATTGGTCATCTAAAGAAAGGTGATTATATAACAATAAATGTCCATAGTAATATTGGAGAAACTTTACTACTAAATGGTATGAAATTTAAATTACTAGATGATCCAAACATAGATAATAAGCATATTCAAGTAATTATACCTATAAATATAGTAATTAGCAAAGAAATTGAAAAATATAAACCACATAAAATTGAATGGTGTATGAATAAAGATGATGTTCCGCCACAAGAAATATTTAGATTACATAAAGAAGGTGGTGCAACAGGAAGAGCAAAAGTAGCAAAATATTGTATAATGGATTGCGAATTATGTATTCATTTAATTAATTTATTAGATATTATTCCAAATAATATAGGTATGTCAAATGTATGTTATGTTCCATTTTCATATATTTTCTTGAGAGGACAGGGTATAAAAGTTACATCATTTGTTTCTAAAGCTTGTAATGAATATAATACGCGAATGCCTACATTAAGGGGTAGTAATGATGACAGTGGTTTTGAAGGGGCAGTAGTATTAGACCCTAAAACCGGGATTTACGAAGAAGATCCAATAGTGGTTCTTGATTATGCATCTCTATACCCTTCTAGTATTATTGAGAACAACTTTTCACAAGATAAATATGTGACAGATATAGCTTATTTAGATTACCTCAAAACTAAACCAGCTCTAAATCCAGAATTAAATATCATGAATTATGATAAGGAAAAAACTTATACAAAATATGATGAAGATATAGAAACTATACAATATGATGATTATAAAATGGAAAAGAAAGGTGAAACTATTAAGAAAATTAAAACTGGCGATAAGGTAACATGTAATTTTATTAAAAATAAGAAAGATGAAAAAGGTAATATAATCCCATCATCACAGGGTATTATTCCTTTAGTATTACAATCTGTATTAGATGCCAGGAAAGCGACGAGAAAGAGGATGAAAGAACCAGGTGTAACAGAAAGTAAAAAGAAAGTATTAGATGGTTTACAATTAGCTTATAAAGTAACCGCTAATTCTGTATATGGTCAATTGGGTGCTAGAACAAGCACAATATATATGAAAAAGATAGCCGCTTGTACAACTTCTGTTGGGAGACAGAGGATTGATGATGCTGAAAATGGTGTTAAAGATTGGGCTAAAGATAAAGGATATGAAGAACCGGATATTATATATGGTGATACAGATTCTGTATTTATTAAGTTTTCAAGGAAGGATTTAAATGGTAACATTCTAAAAGGGGATGAATTATTAAAACATTGTATTAGATGTGGTATAGAAGCTGGAGAATTTGTAGATGCTACATTAAGGAAACCACAAAACCTTGAATATGAAAAAACATTCTTTCCATTTATTCTTATATCTAAGAAGAGATATATTGGAGATAAATATGAATGGGAAAAAGACGTAGATAATAAGAATTTTAAAAGAACATCAATGGGTATAGTAATGAAACGAAGGGATAATGCCCCGATTGTAAAATATGTATTTGGTCATATTATTGAAAAGATTATGGTTGATCATAATTTTAAAGAAGCATTATTATGGTTAAAGAAAACATTAATTGATATTAATAATGGTATATTTCCAATGAGTTATTTTATAATTTCAAAATCATTGAGGGCTGATTATAAAAATCCAAAGGGTGTAGCACACAAAGTATTAGCAGATAGAATTGCTGAAAGAGATCCGGGTAATAAACCCAAATCCAATGACAGGATACCATATGCTTATATAGATATTATTGATTATGATATAGTATTTGATAGAGATAATCAATATAAAAGTGGAAAGAACAAGGGTAAAGATAAAAAAAGGTCTATACTTCAAGGTAACCGCATTGAACACCCAGAATATATTGAAAATAAGAAACTTGCGATTGATTATGGATTTTATATAACAAACCAAATAATGAATCCAGTAAAACAGGTTTTAGACTTAAACATATCAACGTTAGATCAAAACAATACTATTTTTGAAGAATATTTAGAAACAGATAAAGAGTTATATGAAAAAATGGATAAATATAAATAAATTAAAATATTTGGCATATTATACATGTTAAATATGATTGGAGGTGCAGCTAGCAAAAAACTAGAAAAATCTATGAACTTTAATAGTTCTGGAATATTTTTTACAATAGTAGTATTATTTTTTATAAAAGTGTTGCTAGTTCAGTGGTCATATAATAAGGTTTTCCCTGTTCTTAGAAATAATATGGGTTACAGTGGTGAATTTAAACCATTAACTTTTGGCGAAAGTATCCTTGTTGTAATATTATTTAATAATCTTTTTTAAGGTAATTCAGTGTTTTTTAATATAACTTGTAATTTTTAAAGAATAGCTAATTCAAAATTAGTTATTGTCGGTTCTCTCAATATACAGATTGGAGGAAACCCAATTGTTGTGTGATCAATGTGTAGTTAATTATAATGTATTAAGGATTATGAGTGGATTGGCATATAGTAATTAATCTCGTAATATAATATGAATTATAATATAATATATATTAGTTATATGCCAAGTGGAGGAGGGGGGACCATGCAATTAGTCGCGAGCGGGGCGCAAGATTTATTTTTAACAGGAAATCCTCAGGTAACATATTTTAAAACTGTATTTAGAAGACATACTAATTTTTCAACAGAATCCATTAAACAAATATGGAATGGTAATTCATTAACATCAGATATAGAATTTAAAAGCACAATATCTAAATCTGGGGACTTATTACAAACATTGTATCTTGAACAAACTTTATCAGTAATACAAAATGTATCTCACATAGCAGATGTATTTAATGGATTATCAGGCGTAACAGTTTCTGGTTCTATATCTAATACTTGTTTTAGTAATATTAAAGATAATGGAGGTGTATTTATTTATAATCCAACACATACTGCTATAGATTATGTTGAATTTGATATTAAAGGACAATGTATTGATAAGCAATCTGGAAAATGGATGGAAGTTTATGCTCAATTAAATGAACCAAATAGTGCTGGAATGTTAGGGTGCGTTGGACCAAATAATGGGACTAGATTTCAAAATATGGCTAGAGGGGGTGGATGCGTAGTAAATGGGATAGGGAGTTTAGTAGATAAATATAGTGGTGGCCATTCGGAAACTATAAAAAATGCTTTAATAAGTATAAAAAATAATTCTGGTATTATTGGTTGTCCTATTAAAACAAAATTTGATGCTTATGTTCCATTAAGGTTTTGGTTTTGTAAAGATATTGGGAGCGTTATCCCGCTAGTATGTTTAGATAATAGCGAAGTAAGTGTTAAGATGAGATTTAAAAAAGAAGCATTAAATAATAATAATTTAGATAATTATGGTTCATATATAAGTGTTGAAAAGAATGACTTATATGCTGGGTATATATTCTTAGATAGTGATGAAAAGAGACGTTTCTATAATTCAACTCATGAATATTTAATAGAACAAGTTCAAGAAACAGTTATAAATAATCAAAGAAGAAATCTAGACTTAAATTTTAGTAATAATGTTAAAGAAATAATATGGACGGCGGGTCAACATAATAGAACTGGTTTATTTGGTTTATTACCCGGTGGTTCAACAGATTATCAAACAAATGATTATTATAGAAAAGGCGATAAATCTGAATCAGTAAATTACAAAATAAGTATGAATGGAATAGACCGCATGAGTGCAAGACCATTAGAGTATTATACTAAACAACAAGTATATGATTACCATAAAGGGACGCCCGTTGGTAGTGGTAAATCATATGTTCTTTTAAAAGAGGGAGGTTATACAGGATATGGATTAGAATATGCTATATCTTCAAATAATTCAGATACTAAAGTAAGTGTAAGTGGAATATATTATGAACCCGGTAAATCACCGTGGGATGCAATATTAAATCAAATAGGTCCAGGTCAAGCATCAAATAATACAATCGCAGTATATTCATTTGCTATAAGGCCAGATGAACATCAACCAAGTGGAACTACAAATTTTTCAAGGTTAGATAATATATGTTTACATATCGAGAATGCCCCAATAGATGCAGGCGATTGTTGTATGGAATATGATATTTATGGTGTAAGTTATAATATTTTAAGAATTGTGTCAGGATTTTCGTCACTGGGGTTCGGATTATAATCCGCGTATTAATTTAATCAAAATTTTTTTCTAAGTATAAGTATAAAACAATGGGAGGAGGATTAATGCAGCTCGTAGCTTATGGCGCTCAAGACATTTACCTAACGGGTAACCCTCAAATTACTTTCTTCAAAGTTGTCTACCGCAGACACACTAACTTCTCAATGGAATCGATCGAGCAGACATGGAATGGCAATAGCCTATGTGGTCGCGCCACGGCGACTATTTCAAGGAATGGTGATTTAGTCCATAAATTATATTTACAGCAAACTGCTATGGTACAGACTACTTGTGATGCCCTTAAGAAAACTCTTGGTGTAAATGCTGATGGTGTTCCCATTGATAATGGTGGTGTTGTTGTATACAATCCGACCCACACTGGTATTGACATGATTGAAGTTGAAATTGGTGGTCAGAGCATTGACAGACAATCTGGCAAATGGATGGAAGTTTGGGCTCAGTTAACTGAGCCCAATGATGCCGGTGTTCTAGGTGTTGTTGGACCTAACTCCGGGACTAAGTTCCAGAATATGGCTAGAGGTGGTGGCTGTGTCGTCACTTCCCTCGGTGGATGGGTTGACAAAGTTGGATCTGGACAAGCGGACGCTATTGTTGAGAAATTGGGCGATTCAGGAGGCTATGCCTACAAC